TAGAACTCCGGCGAGGGACGGCCGTCTGGCAGGACGATCGGGACCTGTGCCCGCAGCATGCCGAAATCAGGCATCGGGGCGGGTCGCCTTACGGCCGATCGCCATCCAGGTGAATGGCACAGCCACGTTGATTGCCTTCCACGACTTGTTGTCGTCGTCGGCCAAGCTGAAGTTGGCGTTGAACCCGCTGCTTCCCGGGCTGGTGTAGGTGGCGCAGACCAGCGAGCCGTTGCTGGTGATCGTGCCTAGGCGCGGGGTCAGGCCCACGACGTAAGGGGTGTCGTCGAACAGGATCGGGAACTCGACCGCCTCGGAGGTCGACTTGTCGCCGCTGGCCGGGGCCTGGCCGGCGCCCCACTGGATCAGCAGTCCGTTCATCCACTGATAGCCGGCGGCATCGACCTTCACCGCGATGTCGCTCTCCGGCGGCTCCGGGAGCGGGATCCAGTTGAGGTTCGTGCCGTCGGTCGACAGGACTTGGCCGTTGGAGCCCGTCGGGTCCGGAACCTCGCGGATCGGCGCCCACTGCAGGTTCGAGCCGTCGTTGGTCAGGAACTGACCGGCCACCAGCGCCGGGATCTCCTGGTTGGCCTCGCCGGCGACGCGGACGTTGTTCCGGGTCCAGATGGTCACGCCCGCGGCGTTGCGCATGACCGCGCCGTACTCCCCCTCACCCCAGACGTCGTACTGGGTGCGCCCGGCGGCATCCAGTGGCATCGGGTTCGGGTTCGGCGTGGTCTGCTCCGGATCGGACCAGGTGAGCTTCGGCGTCGTCAGGTCGGTCTCGTAGAAGGTGATGCTGCCCCCGGCGTTCACCCTGCCGTCGGGCAGCAGGTACTGGGGTGCTTGGTCAAGGATGCGGTAGGTGGACATCGCGGCTCCGGAAATGAGAAAGGCCCTCCATGCGAGGGCCAAAAAGAAAGAGCCCCGCTTCAGCGGGGCTCCGGACAGGGATTAGGTCACCAGGAAGACAAAAGCTTGTCTTTATCACGCGACGTCAGTACACGACTCTCCGCTGCAATCGTCCGCAAGCTCTTGCGGGCCTCCGGTGCTATGGATCCGATACGGATCCGCACGCCCGCGTAATGCGCGGCGCTCAATTCTTCAGCGGTGGCCCCGCCCATAATCTGACTGCAATCCAGATAGGAGTCGTGAGTGAGGAAAGAATGCTCCTCCACTCTCAGCTGCAGTTGGTGCGCCATCAGCTCTGTATTCTGCCGCTGAAACGCGGCAGGTTCAGAGTTGATCAGCATGTACCTCAGTCGCGGCTCAACGTAGGCCACGACGAAGAACTTGTATTTCTGCGGAACGCAGACGTTGCACCAAAGATGGAAGACGTCGCCAGACTGAATCTGAAAGCCATCCATCCTTGGATTCCGCGTCTAAATCAATGAGAGGTCGGCGCGGGGGCGCACCCCGGGTGGGGATCCTGCAAAAAGGCTACCAAGGCTGCATCCCCGGTTGCACCAGCGATATCATCGAGCGACATTGGTATGGACCCAACGCCGCTTGCCTGAGCCTTGCCCCATGCATCTCGCCAAGCAGCATCGTGAGATGCGTCGAACACGGCCTTCCATCCGCCGCGATGGTGGATCGCGGCTACCTCGTTAAGGGCCTCAACGTCAGATTCGCTGAGCTCCTCCAAGTCTGGCGCGACCAACAAGTCAAAATTGTTGTCCACCAGATCCAGGTAATGCTTTGCATCCGGCATGGGATCAAAGCGTTCCCGGTCTCCACGGACATACTTGCAAAGGTTGTAGGCACGCTCCGGCACCGGCCCCTTGCTCATGGCCGTGTACATGTCGCCAGTAATCGTCCGGCCGTAGCGGCTCAGATGAGCCTTGTCGGCCAGATAGATCATCTTCATGACGGAGTAAAGATCAGCCCCCGTCTGCTGGACCAGATAGCCGATCGAGGCAATCACCTTCTCGGGCTGAAACTGGTGGCTCATACAACCTCCAACAAGACACGTTGCGTGCCTAGCGCCTCATGCTAGCAATGACGCCCCCCTCTGTCCACCTGTTATCAACAGCGTTGTCCACAGGCATTCATGGCCGCAGCTCCTCTGTGGTAGCGTGCGCCGCATGGCCGAGTACGAGTCCCTCATCCACCTCTCCCGCTGGCGCCGCCTGGTGATCTGGCTCTGCGAGGACGACGTGGGGCGGAACATAAGCGGTTTGATCGTGATTTCCGTCCTGTTCGCCCCGATCTACTTCTTCAAGTGGTGGGGGCTCGCCGTGGTCGTGGCCCTGCTGGTCGGCTTCGTTGCCGGGTACAGATTGGCCCGCTCGTTCATCACCTCTGGCGACATCCCGCCCGAGGTTTAATCCCCCAGCCACTCCTCCAGTGTGGCGCCGCCTGCAGCCGCCTCGATCGGCCGCCCCTGGTTGTACGGCTTCAACTGCCCGCCCACCGCCTTCTGCGCCCCGAGCGTGTCGCGCACGCCCTTGGTGACCTGCAGCACGCCGCCGATGAGCGGCAGGCCGCCCACGTTCACGCCCATGGCCCGCATCAGCCGCTCGGCCGTGCCGCTGGAGCGGGCGAAGTCGCCCTTGGCGATCATCGGCTCGAGCGCGCTGGCGAGGCGCCGGATTTCCAGCCACTCGCCGGGAGAATAGAGTGCGCGCACCACGCTCGCGTTGGTGTACTCGGTGGAGCGGATATTGCGCACGATCTGGCCGGGGGTCAGCGTCTCGCCGTTGGCGCCGCGGGTGAGGCGGGCCAGGTGCGCCGCGCGCAGGCCGCCCATGACCGCCGGATCGTCGTTGGCCGCGGTGCGCAGCCGGGCAATGAAGCGCGCGCCGCCTGCCTTGCTGACCTGCGAGGCGCCCAGGGCGATGTTCATCAGCTCCTCCGGCGTGCGGCTGCCGTCCAGCAGGCCGGTGATGAACCGGTCGGCGTCCTTGCCACCCTCGAAGCGGCGGGCGAACTCGGCGCGCAGGGCCCGGGCCTCCTTGAGCTGGGCCAGGGCGCCCGGATCACCGGTGACCAGCGCGGTGTCGATCGCCTCATCCATCCAGCCGTCGAACTCGCGCTTGATGGCGCTCACGGCTGCGCGGTCGGTCGGGTTGGCCGCGCTACCGATGGCGTTGCTCAGGATGCGGCGCTGGGACTCCAGGGCGCGCAGGGTCACGCCCCGCACGTTCTGGTTGCCCAGCACGCTGCTGGTGGCCGCGCGGACCTGGTCCAGGGCACGGCTGGCCGCCGGGGTCGTGCTGGGGTTGATGTCGAAGTCGCGCACGGCGGCGCGCAGGCGGTCGGGCACGGCGCCCACGGCGTCCCGGCTGACGGCCACCGTCTCGGCGCCACGCACGCCGGCATAGGCATCGTCCACCTGCGATTTCAGCTCGTCGGCCTGCTGCCGTAGGCGGCCCGCGGCACCCTGCACCAGTTCCCCCGGAGTCGCCGCGTTGCCCCCGCCCAGCCGCGTGCCCATGCCGGCCAGCGCTTCGTCCAGGCGCGAGCGGTTCGCCTCCTCGACGTTGCGGAAGGCGGCGGCGCCGCCCGGCGACTGGCGCAGCACCTCCTCCTGGCTCAGCTGCGCATGCTTGCGCGCCGGGTCGGTCAGGCGCTGGCCCATGGTGTACTGGAACCCGTACTCGGCCTCGCCCAGCACGGCACGCGGGTCCGCGCCCAGCCGCACCTGCTCCATCTGGGGCGCCACCTGCGCGAGCATGTTCGGGCTCGGCTGGTCGATGCCGGCGGCCTGCAGCGTGGCCAGAGCGGACTGGCGGTTGGCGCCACTGCGGACGCGCGCCATCTGGCCGAGCTTGCTGCTGGCGGCCGACAGCCCCGTGCCGGCGAGTTCGCCCAGGCCGGCGCCGCCGGCACTGAGGGCGGCCCGTTCCGCGTCCACCTCGCCGGTGGCGGCCGCGTGCATGGCGGCGTCCTGGCCACCTGCCACCGCGCCCTGCAGGCCCATGCGCCCGACGGTGCCGACGTTGCGGGCCTTGGCGACGCGACCTGCCCAGGCAGCGGGCAGGAACGCGGCCGCGATGTTGCCGGCCACGTTGGCCACGTCCGCCGAATCCAGCCCTTCCTCGTTGACCCGGTACTCGCGGCCGTCCGGCAGGATCACGCCGTAGCCGCCGTCGCTGGTGCGCGCAACGCGCCCGCCGCTCTTCTCGGCCACGTACTCGGCCACGCTGCGCTGGCTACCGAACATGTCCTTGGCCGACGCCACCAGCGCGTGGCCGGCGTGCAGGGGCGTGTCCTCGTCGATATCCGAGTCCAGGGCGAACATCGGCCGGGCGCCCTCGCCCACCTGGGCGGCCAGTGGAGCGCGCATCTGCGCCTCGCTGGCCGGCGTGCCGCCGATGATGTCGATCTCCAAGGTGCCGTCGCCGCCGAGGTCGCCGTCGCCCGGCAGGGCCGCGCTGCTGTCCCAGTAGTCGGCCGGCGCCAGGATCTCGTCCTGCTCCCACGGCGCCGCGGCAGCCGCAGGGTTCTGGGTGGCCACGGGCGCGGGGGCGATCAGCTCGTCCTCATCCCACGGGTTCGCCATCACTTCTTCCTCCGCACCGAGTCGTCGGGCGCGATGTACGTGGATCCGGACGGCAGGGCGGCGTAGTCCTCCGCGCTCTGGACACGTGGAGCGCCAGCGGACTGCGACGGCGCTTGACCAGCCTGCCCTCGCGCCAGCACCTGCCGCTGTCGGGCCAGGCCGGGCTCGATGGCGGCGCGCAGATCGCTCAGCGCCGCCTTGTAGTCCTCGAGGCTCTGCGAGCGATCCAGGCGGGCCATCGCCCGGGTCGCGGCCTCGCCTTCCTTCTCGGTGATCGCGCCCGCGCCCTTGAGCTGGTTGAACGCCGCGAGGAACGCCTTGCCCGAGATCTGCTCAGCCCGGGCGATCAGGCCCCGCGCCTTGCTCCCGGGGAGGTAGTTCAGCGGGTTGACGCTGCCCATGCCGACGATGGTGCCCAGGTCCGGGTCGGCCAGCAGTTCGTCGATGACCTTGATGGAGGATTGCATGGTCTCGATGGCGGCCGGCGCGGCGGCTGCCTGCTCGACCGCCGTCTTGCCGCGCTCGATACCCACAGCCTGGTCGACGGCGGCCTGCCCGCGCATCGCCAGCTCGGTCGGCAGGTACTGCAGCTGCACACCCAGCTTGGCGGCTTCGGTTGCGGCGGCCTGGTCCTCCGGCCTGCGGCTGGCGAACGGATTGCCCCCGCCCACCAGCCCGCCGTTGATCGGGTCGGAAACCAACAGCCGGTCCGGTGCTGCCTGCGCCGCCGGTACGCGGCCCTGCGTCGCCGGCTCCAGATGCCAGTGGCCGTCCTGGTAGTTGTTGATCACCTCGTAGCCGTTCTGCGCGGCCCACTGGCGGATGCCGGCCTGCTGCTCAGGCGTCGGCGTGCCGATGTCCAGCGCGTTGCCGGTGAGGTGGTGGCTGTTCGGCGCGGCGTTGGGCAGACGCGCGTTCTCCTCCGGGGTGCGCGCCTGGCTGGTGACGCGCAGGCCGGGCACCGCGGCGTGCAGGGTGGCGAACGGATCGCCGCGCGGCGGCTGGGCCGAGGCGCCCGCAGCCGGGGCCGTGGGCTGGGCTTGGCCCGCAGCACCGTCGAACGACCCGAACGACGGGCCGCCGCCGATGGTGGTCGCGCCCACGCCGCGAGGATCCAGCGCGACCAGGTAGGTGCGACCGTCCGAACCGGTGACCTCCTTGTACTGGATGGCCGCGCTGGACTCGCGCGCGATCTCGCCGTTGGCGCGGCGGAAGAAGTCGCGGTAGCCGTCCGTGCCGGGCTTGTAGCCGGCGGCCAGGGCCTGCAGGTGCAGCGCGCGGAACTGGGAGGGCGTCGCCTCGGCCGTCGCGGCCGGTGCCATGGAGACGCGCTGGCGCGCCTGTTCGAAGGCCGGGCGCATCTCCTCGGTCCACGCCGGCGGCGCCTCGTTGCCGGTGACGCGCGACAGGAATGGGCTGATCTCCTTGAAGCGCGCCTGGATCACGCGGTCGTCGCCCGATTCCAGGGCCTGGCCGAAGTAGTCCAGCGCACCCCGCAGGCGCCGCAGCTGGCCGTCGCCCGCATCCTGGACCGCGGTCGCCGCCTTCGGATCGATCGCCGCGGCCTGGTTGAACGCGCCCATGTCGCCGGCCAGGATCTGCGGCGCGAGGGCACGCAGGGCGTTCCGGTCTTCCTGCTGCTGCTGGTAGGCGCGGGCCTGCTGGCCGGCTTGCTGGCCTTCGATGAAGGCGGCGAATGCGTTCGTGGCCATCAGGCTCCATACCCCTTCTTGTAGCCGTAGTAACCCATGCCGGCGTTGATGCCGCTGTTGACCGAGTCGGCCATCTGCCCGTAGGCGGACGCGCGTGCGTTGGCCACGCCCCACTGGTTCTGCGCCACGTTGTTGGCGTGGGCCTGGCCGAAGCCGCCCAGCTGGTTCGCGGTACCCTGCCCGGTCTGCGACAGGCCTGCCAGCTTGCTCCAGTAGTTGCCCAGGTTCTGGGTGGCCAGCTGCTGGCCGAACTGGATCCGGTCCGCGTCGGCACCGCCGCCCCACAGGTTGCCCTGCGCAGTTGCGCCGGCGTCGAGCGCCTCGGTGCCCAGCTGCAGCGCGGCCTGGTAGTCCGGGCTGTTGAGGAATCCGGAGTAGTCGCCCATCAGGACCTGCTTCTGCCGGTCCAGCGCCCAGCCACCGGCGTCCAGCCACGGCAGCATGTCCTCACGCGTCTGGTTGTACTGCCGCGCCGACTCGGCAGTGGCGTTGCGGCCCGCCTGCTTCGCCGCGCTTGCCGACTTGTCCGCGGCATAGGCGCCGACGGCGGCACTGCCGACGACGGCTACTGCAACCATGCTCATGGTTGGTCCTCAATCAATGGGGTTTCGGGGATGGTGAACTGCGTCTCGATGGCGGCCACGTCGCGGAGCTTGGTGGCGAACACGTTCATCCACTGCACGTCCTCGATCACCGCGCCGACCTTCTTGCCGCCCGGTGGGGAGACGAACACGCAGGGGGCACGCAGGTCGCGCACGGTGCCGTCGGGGCCGGTGACGCGGATCACGCCGGCCAGCAGGACATTGAGGGTCGAGAAGCGGTGCATCTTCCCGACGATCACCGTGCCGGCCTTCGCGTGCATCAGTCGGCCGTAGACGCCGTGCGCGAAGTAGTGCTCCAGCGGGCACTCCACCTGCGGCATCCGCGCCATGCACGCCTCCAGGCGACGCACCTGCTCGTATGTCGGACGCGGCGGCAGCGCCTCGAGCGCGCCATCGACCGGGGCCAGCTCGCTATCGCTCACCGGTTCACTCCTTGGAAGACGCCGACCACGGCAAGGACATCTCGGCGCCGCGGGCTGCTGCACTCGAACCGGTAGACGCGCTGGCGGGACCGCCCGAGCCGCGTCCACTCGATGCGCAGGCCGTACTGGCCGGTCTCCCCGATGCTGGCCTCGTCCCACTCCGACCAGTTCGGCTGGCCGTCGTCGGAGTAGCTCATGCGGATCGAGTGGTCAGGCATGGTCGAGCTCCACGATCAGGTCCACATAACACGCGCTTACGCCGGGACCGTCGCTCTCGTCGTTGCATCGCAACGCGATCACGTTCTCACCCACTACCAGGCTGTCGGCACTGATGGTGAAAGTCTGCCCGGTCCCGCCGTCGTGGTTGACAGGGGTTGTGATTACAGCCTCGCCATTGACGTAGACGACGCAGTGGTCCTCGATGTAGAGAACGACGCGCAGGTCCCGCTCAGGAATCTGGCTGAGGGAGAGAGTCCGGCGGAGCCAAAGGCGGGTGAACACATCCCACCCAGTGCCGAACTCGATAGCAAAGCGCGGGTCGTAGTTCGGCGGGTACGCCAATCCTGTCGGGGCGCCCGCAGGGATGTCTGCCGGGCCCCAGTTCGACTCCCAACCGCCGAAAGGCGCTGTGCCAGTGGCCCAGTCGGAGTCGTCGAAGTCTGGGGCGGCGTAGTTGGTCGCGTCGTTGGCGGCGACCTGCAAGTACCGCCAATCCGAAAGCTGTGCGGGCAGGAGCACCGACACCTCGACCTCGTCCGTGGTCTCAGCCCACAACCCATTGGCGTCCACCACCCGAAGGGTCAACGCCATGGCCCCGGCCTCCGTCGGAGTGCCACTGAGGGTTGCCGTGGAGTCGTCCCAAGAAAGCCCAGCGAGCAGCTCGCCGGCCTTTATAACCGTGCGCACGACAGCCGCTCCTCCGGGCGCGACGTCATAGCTGAAGCTGTACGGCCGGCCCACCTCGCCATCGGGAGCTGAGCCGGTGACGTTCGGACCAGCCGGCTGCGGAGGGAAGAGCGCTGGCGCCATGGCCGGCTGCCCCACGTCCATCACCAGCTCCAGCCGACTGTGGATCAGCTCGTTCTGGTTGTCATGGATGACCGGCTGGGTAAAGCCCGAGACGAACTCGGTGTCGCCCTCCCATGGGTAGCCCCAGTCCAGCCGCCACACGCGGCCCTTCTGGAAGTCGCCGGCGTACCAGGCGCCGTTGCTCCGCGCGGTACAGTTCGGGCGCCAGCGCTTGAGTCCATACGACTCGCGGCGATGCCACTCCTGCTGGGAGGTGTCCCAGCCCCAGGTCTGGCCGTTGAGGAAGGTCCAGTAGACAACGGTGTGCCCCTCGCACTCCCACACGAACGCGAAGGCGTTCCACCAGTCCAGGCCGCGGATCGCCTGCTCGATCGGGCGGGTGGAGATGCGCCGGCTGTTGTAGCCCTCGAGCTGATAGAAGTAGCCGTCGGAGCCGAGCCAGAAGACAGTGTTGTCCGCTTCGGCCACGGTATGCGGGCCGGCGCAGCCCTTGTCCACGAAGATCCGTTTGGATCGGAACGGCTGCTGCGCCGCGCCGCTGTTGCCGAAGAACTCGCCGGAGTTGGCCGACAGCAGCAGGAGCTCGCCGCCCAGGCGCGCCATGCTGACCAGCCGGTCGGGACGGTACTCCGAGGTCCAGCGGTCGAGCGTGTTGTAGTCCAGCGCGTTGGCCGCGCCGCTGCTGAACGCGAAGCGCCCGGACGGATCCAGCCCTAGCATGTAGCCGTCCATGAAGCGGACGATGGGCGAGCCGGGGAAGCCGCTGTCGGTGATGCGTTCGAACACCTCCGTGTGGGTGTCGAAGACGTAGCCGGCGCTGCCATTGACCACGGTCAGCTGCTGCCCGTTGGCGCGCTGATTGTGGTCCAGGGAGACGCGGCCGGTGCCGGGGATCGTGCCGATCGGAATGGCCACGCCCTTAGGCGACAGCCGATAGAGCGTCGAGCCGATCACCGCGAACAGCTTGCCCTCGCAGTCATGCAGACCACGAACCGGGGGCGCGCCGTCCAGCTCCAGCCACGGGAACAGGCCCGGCGGCGTCTTGAGCATCAGCGGCGAGCGCGTGCCCTGCTTCTCCGCCCGGCACGGCAGGTAGTTCCACACGTCCTGCTGCGAGAACGGACGGTCCTGGTCGGCGTAGAAGCCGGTGACCAGGGGAACGGGCTGGTTGCGCATCAGTAGAAGCGATCCGTGCGGGTGTCGTAGCCGTGCGGCAGCACGCCGCGGTCAGGGCGCAGGGGGTTGGACGCCTTCACGTCGGCCCGCAGGTCGGAGAGTCCGCGCGCAGCAGCACCGACCACGATTCCCGGAGCCTCGGTGCCGTACTCGGGCGCGAGCGTCAGCGCCAGGTTGAACGCGATGGCCTCCTCGGCCTCCGGCGGGCACGGCATGTCCTCCGACGGATTGGTCACTGGCCGCCAGCCGATGGCCAGGCCGTTGGCCTCCCAGCGCGCGCACATGGCGTTTAGCACCGCGATGCCGGTCTGCATGTCCACGGCCTTCACCGGCTGCCGGGCGTCCTGCACCTGGATCAGGCGGAGCGCGCGGGCGACGATTTCTTGCACCTTGGCCATGCGGACCTCGAAAAGAGAAGGGGCCGACTTGCGCCGGCCCCTGGGTGGTTACTTCTTCTTGGACTCGGCCTTGGCGTCCTTCGCCGCGGCTTTTTCGTCGGCGTCGCGCTTGGCCTTGGCCAGCTCCGCCGCGGCGTCCTGGGCGTCGAGGTCACCCTCGGCGTTCCACGGCTCGCCGTTGGACTTCGGGAAGTCCGGCTCGGCCCAGCCGTTGGCCTTGGCCGCGTCGACGTCCTCGGCCGCGAACAGGCGCGGCGTGCCGCCGTTCTCGCCGTCCTTGACCAGGTACAGCGCGTGCTTCTTCTCGGTGGTCATGGCGGCTCCTTAGCTGGCGGCCTGGGTGATCAGGCCCAGCGCCTTGAGGGCATCGACGATGCCCTGCGCGGTCGGGGTGGCGGCCACCTGCGGACGGACCGTCGGCGTGGTGCCGTAGAACCCGACCTTGCTGGTGGAGTTGCGGCCGACCAGGGTGCCGTCGGCGGTTTCCTGCGCGGCGGCGGCCTGGGTGTCGTTGGAAAGGGCCATGGGGGTGCCTCCTTAGGCGCTGGTGAAGTTGGTGGGATCGTTCGGGATGACCACGCCGAACTCCGGACGCAGCACCGCCGAACCCCAGAGGATGTCCACGCGGTTCAGGAACTGATCGTTGATCGTGTCGTAGTCCCTGATCATGCGGACGCTCAGGCCGCCGGGGCCGCCGATGGTGGCGCGGCTGGCTTCCTTGTTCTCCGGTAGCGGCAGGTCGACGGACGCGAAGGTGACGAAGTCACGCGCGAAGCCCAGGTTGACGCCGGTCTGGCCAGCCGCGCCCAGGATGGTGACCGCCGAGTTATCGGCCGGCATCGCGGTGACGTTCTTCTCCGGCCCATCGGCCACCAGGGCCGGGGACAGCTTGAGGCCGCCCGCGCCGCCGGCGTAGTCGTCGGTGACCACGAAGGTGCGCAGCGCACCGGTGCTCTCCTTGGTCGCCGGGTTGACCGCATAGACGTTGGCGAAGGTGATGTGCTGGCCGGCGCGCAGGGTGCCGGTGCCGCCGTCGACGGCCACGGTGGTGGCGCCGTTGGTCGGCACACCGTTGACCAGGTAGCCCGCCGCGGTGCCCACGGTGGCGCTGCCCAGCGCCTGCGCCGGCATGATCGCGGTCTCGTACCAGTCGAAGCCCGCGGCGCGGCCCATAAGGCCCTCCTCGTACTGGCGCTTCAGCTGGCTCTGGCTGTTGAACAGGCCCTTGAGCTGGTCGATCACCTGCACCGTGCCGCTGGTGTTGGTGAGCATGAAGCGCTCGGACGGGGCCAGGTTGTCGGTCAGCAGCTTGTTGGCCAGCAGGGCCTCGCGCAGATCCAGCTTGCCATCGGCGTTGGCGACGAAGTTGGCGGCATACGGCAGGGCGCGCTGGATCACCTGCGACTCGATGCTCGAGGCCAGGTTGGCCAGGGGCTGCTCCAGGTAGCGAGCGCGGAAGTCGTCGATGTCCAGGGCCAGGTCGGCGGAGCTGTACACCAGGTCGATACCGGTCTGGTCGGTGATGCTCAGCGGCACGGTCTTGTCGACCATGTTGCCGGCATCCATGATCCGGCCCTGGCGGACCTTGGCGTTGGTCGGCACGCGGATGTTGACGGTGCTGCCGATCTTCGCGCCGGTGACAGCGAACTCGTCGCTGTACTCCATGTTGATGCGGTTGAGGAAGGTGAACTTCTGACGCAGCGCGCTGAGGATCTCGCGCGTGATCAGGCTGGTGGTGAGGTACTGGTTGGCCATGTGCCTGGTTCCTTCGGAATGGGGTTAACGGTTCGGGAGGCCCTTGGCCGCACGCTGCTCCCGGCGCCACTGCTCGTACTCGCGCTGGGTCATCTGGTCCGGGGACTTGGTGACCGCCGGCGCGCCGCCGGAAAGCGTCGTGACGGGCGCAGGGGCGCGGGTCACGGTCTTGGGGTTGGGCTGAGCCGGGGGCGGCGGTGGCGGCGCGGCCTGCGCGCTGAGCTTCGCTTCGATGCGGCCGATCGCTCGGCTCATCGCACGCTCGGACATCTGCGCGATCTCGGCGGCTTCCTGCGGGTTCAGGCCCAGGTAGTAGGCGATCGCAGGCGGGTTGTCGGTCTCGATGATCTCCTCGGCCATCGCCTTGGTGATCGGGACCTGCGGGTTGAGCGCCACCTGGTCGTAGTCGGGGTGTTCGGTCCGGAAGGCCTCCACCCGCTCCGCCAGGGTGCGCTGCCGCTGCTGCGCCTGCTCCTGCTTCCTCTCCTGCTCCCGCAGCCACTGGTAGTGGCGGCGGTTGAACTCGGCCACGTCGAAGTCGCAGGACTCCAGCGTGGGCTCGTCGGTCTCCGCGCGGGCCGCCGCGGGCGCGGGCTCCGTGCCGGCCTGGGCGGGCTGTGGCGGCTGCTGTTGCTGCCGCATCGCCTGCTCACGCCAGTACTGGGCCTCGCGTTCTGCGTCGTACCTCGCCTTGGTCAGCTCATCGATGCGTTGGTGCACACCGGGCTTCTTCCGGGGCTTTGCGGGCGCATCACCCGAGTCCGAGTCCGCCGATTCCTCGGGCTGGTTCTGCGTGTCGGGTCGCTGGTCCTGCCCGTCCTCGCCTTCGTCGGCGGCGGCCCGCTGCGCGGCCTCCTGCTTCTGCGGCTCGGCGGCGGCCTTGCGGGCCTCACGCGCGGCGATGCCTGCGTCCAGGTGGCTGTTGTCCACCGGCTCGCGCGGCTTGATTTCGGTGTTGCTGGTGTTGGTGCTGTCGGTCACGTGCGCCTCCACGGCGAAAGGCCCTGCTCAGGGCTGGCCCGGGAAACCGCCCGGTGCGGGTGCTGCGGGTGCGCCGGCGTCGGCCACAAAAAAGCCCCCTTGCGGGGGCTGATTCGGTGCCATTGCCGGCGAAAGTGGCTGTGGCGGTGCGGCGATGCCGAGCGCGCCCATCTGTGCGCCGAGTTGGAACGCGGCGACTTGGTTCTCGATCTCCTGCCCCTCGGCCTCGGCCAAGGCCTTGCGGGCGGTGGCCCCATCCTTCTCCGCGGCGGCCACCTCCCGCGGGTTGGGCTGCGGCGGCGGAGGCGACTGCTCGCCCTCGGCCGGCTCCAGCAGGCCTTGGTTGACCAGCAGCTTGCGGGCGGCCTCGCGCACGTCCTCGAGCATCGGCGCGTCCAGGTTCTTGATGAACCCGTACTTGGCGACCATGCCGATAGGCGACGGGTCGTTGGCCAGCTGCATCATGGCCTCGGCGGCCTCCATGCGCTGCGTGGTGTAGCTCGGGCCCACTGTCACGGACACGTCATAGCGGCCCTGCGTCAGGTCGTTGAGCGTCTTGGCCTGGCCGGTCTGCTCGTCAACCACGGTGCGGTTCACGGCCACTACCTGCTCCGCGCCGTCGTCGCCCACGATCCGGATCTGCCGCTCGGTGTCGTACACGGCGCTGATCAGGTCGTTGAGGATCTCGAAGTCGTACTTGAGCGCGTAGCTGAGGTTGTCGATGTAGTCGAAGTTGGCAACGTCGCCCTCGCGCTGGCGCGCCAGGATCGCCCGGCCGCTGGTCTCGTTGGAGCGTGCGCCCAAGCTGGCGTCGTGGATGCCGGTGGCGGCCTTGATGTCGTCGCCGCTGATCGCCGCGGCCTGCGCCAGTGCGGCGGGGAATGCCGGCGGCGCCTCGCGGGACGGCTTGCCGCCGTTCGGCAGGCCCGGGTTGGCCTTGTACAGCAGCACCGGCGGCCGCCTGGTGCGCAGCGACTGGTACTGGGTCTCGTAGCCCTCGATCGAGGCGGCGTCCGCCATGAACGGGCTGTATGGCTGGTCGGCCAGCGTCTCGATGAAGGTGCTGCGCTCGTAGTTGTACATGCGCTGCGCGTCTTTGGCGAAGCGCGTGGCGCCGAAGAACTTGTCCTTCCCCTTGACGCTGATCAGCTCGCCCCAGCACGGCACCAGCGGGATGAACCTGCCGGCCCACTCGTTCGGCCCCTCGAGGATCTCGGCGCCGGACACGATGCACTGGTACACCTTGTCGCGCTCGATCACCCGGCGGCGCTGGATGGTGATGCCCTGGGCCGCCAGCTCGTCCTCGATCAGCGCCAGGTCCGCCGCCTCGTGCACGCTTCCGTCGGTCAGCAGCACGATCTCGACCTGCTCGGCCTTCTTGTACCAGTACTCGGCGACCGTGACCTCGTGCTCGCCCCACCAGTCCAGGTTGGACTCGGTGACCGTGTCGATCGGCACCACCTTGGCGTTGGGCCAGCGCACCTTGAACTCGGACCGGGCGAACTTGGTGTCGACGAAGGCATAGCGGGCGTCGCGGCGGTCCTTCTTCTTGGCGGCCGGGTCGAACGCCACCGTGAACGGATCGGCGATCTCCTCGCGCTCGATCACCTGGTCGAAGCCGCCGTCGTCGGCATAGCGGGTGTTGACCCGCCACACGCCGAAGCCGCCGCCGACCGCGAACAGGAACGCGGTGTCGACGGCACGCTGGGCGTCGATCTGGCTGTCGATGCCGCGGATGATGCCCTGCCGGACTTCGGCCAAATCCGAGTCGCCACCCTCCGCCGCGCGCACCTTCGCCTGCGGCCGGTTCTGGCGCTGGTCGTTGGTGATCTGCTTGAGCGCCTGGCGCAGGCGGTTGACCGTGTACATCGGCCGACCCTTGCGGGTCTCGGTCATCCAGGCGTCCCACTGGCTGTCCGGGGTGAATGCGAACTCCACGTCCTCGCGCGCGGCGTCGTACTGCGGCTTCCAGAAATCCCAGCACGCCTTGTGGCGCGCCAGCATCTCCTTGTGCAGGTCTTCCTTGCTCACGCCCTCGCGCTCGGTCGCGAAGCCGGGGCTGTCGGGCTTGTTCTCGGCCATCAGGCGAACTCGGAAGTGAAGTTTAGGCGAACCGGCTTGCGGTCCGGCCCGTTCTGTTCGTGGTCGACGGCCATCAGGCCGAAGGCGTCAGCCGCATGGCTCGACCAGTCGTGCTCCGGGCCGAGCCCGATGCCGCGCTTGTCGTCCTTGCGCTCGTGGTAGAACCCCAGCGCATCGCGCCCGGGCTCGGTGGTGGTCTCGTGGAAGTAGATAGCCGGGAATAGCCGGCGCACCGCCTCGATGCGCTCGCTGGCGGCACCGGCGCCCATGTTCGGGATCACCCGCACATCGAACCCGGCCTGCTGCAGCGCGCTCTGGTAGCTCACTTGGTGCACCTTGTCGTTGGCCGCGCCGTCGTGTGGGAGCACGCACTGGGCGCGCTCGTAGCCCTTTGACCGCAGCCAGGCGACGTGCGTCGCCAGCGGCTGGCCCTGGGCCTCGTAGTAGTCCAGCACCCGGACCTCGCGGCCCACGAACTGGACGATCCAGATCGCGCACGCGTCGGCCTTGGCGCCGGTGCCGCCGATGTCCCAGTAGGCCCGGGTGGTCATCAGCGGGTCGGCCGCGACCCGGCCGATGCGGCCCTCTGCCTTGGCCGTCGCCAGCGCCTGGGCGAAGTAGGCGCCGGTGGCCGCCGTGGCGTAGCCGCCCTCCCAGATGTGGTCGTACTGGTCCGGCATGCTGCGCAGGCAGTCCAGCCGTTCCTGCTCGAGCACCGATGGGAACCACGGATTGT